CAAAACGTTGACCGGCACGTAGTTCTCAGTGCTGGGCTCGACGTTCAGCGCGGGGCCGAAAGTACCGAGGTAACGGGGCGGCAGGCGGACGTTGCACGTCGCGCCAATCTTCTTGCCCTTTTGTCCGAATTCCTTGTCGTATTGGCGATTGAACTTGTCAGTCACCACGCACAAGTTGGCGAGAACCGGGAGCGCCCGGTTCGTGATCATCGAGATCGTCAGTAGTTGGTTGGCCACAAAGCACCTTCATGCGCATTCGCGCAGAGCAGAACGTATCCGCGAGGTGCATGTGGAAACTCAATGCCGGCGACGAAGTTGCAGGTTGACCTTTTTGTCCTTTTGATACTGCTGAATGTGCTGTCGCACATCGCCTTCGCGGACATCGGGCTCAGACTGCTGACCTTCGCCACTGTTCAGTGGTTTGATCACAGGCGCATCTCTGCGGGCCTTGCTCGGGCTTAATCCCGTGGTGTCCAACAAACTCGGCGAGGCGAACCTGCCGTTAGCGGCGCGTTGCGCGCCTGATTCCGGATCGCCATCTTGCAACGACTCACCGAATGGCGTGAGTGTAGCCTCAATCTTGCCGAGTTCAACTAATTGTTTTGTGGAGGAATACCGCCCCAGACGCTCGAGGTCGGCCGGGTGCTTGGCAAAGTAATAGCCAAGTTCGGCGAGCATGTCCGATTCCTGCATGTACGCGGACACCGCGCTAGGCACGTCGCCGGTCGCTTTGCTGGTCAATTCCACGAAGTCGGGGATCAGCTTCTCGGCGCGGTTGATCTGGGCCTGCATGCGGATGCGGGAGTCGCTGACCTGACGCTCGGCGTCGCGCTGTGCGAACTTCTGGTCGGTCTTCCAGTCGGTCAGGCTTTCGATAAAGTCGCTCTCGGTGGCGTAGTCCTGGCGCTCGGGCTTGCCGGTCGGAGCCGGTGCAGGCGCGACGCGGGCGCGCAGCGTCTCGATCTCGCGCTCCAGCGCCTGAGTGCGGCGTTCGGCTGCGCCCTTCTCCCGGTATTGCGCGTCGGCGTATTCCTCGGCCTCCTTGACCTGTCGGTGCTTCTTGCCGATGGCTTTGAGCATCTTGCCGCTGAGTTCGCGCTTCTGACGCTGCGTGATGCCGTCTTCGCCTTCCTCGTCATCGGAGTCTTCCGACTCTTCGGCCTTGACCTCCTTGACCTCGCCCTTCTCAGGCGTGGCCTTGGTCATGTCGATCCTCGGCTCGAGGTCAATGTCACCGGCTCCCGCGTCGGCGAGCACGGCTGCGAGGTTGTTGCTGTCGATCACGGTCAGGGTCATGGGTTTTCCTTTTCTACGCGGTCAGCGGATTCCAACATCTCTTTGGAAGCACGTCGGTTGTGCTCCGCCTCGACGTGGGTGTTGAGCATCGTTCCGGCCGCCTGGATCTCTGCGACCCCGAAGGCGGTGTGCGAACGGGTATTGGTGTCGTGCACCGACGTATGCGCTCGGGTGAGGGTGTCCGCGCGCTTGGTGGCGTTGCTTTCCTCGACGTCGTGGGCTTTGACGGTCGCGGCCAAGTGCGCTTTGGTGATGCCGTATTTGAGATCGGCCTCCACCTTTTGCAGTTGGTCCTTGAGGGAGGCGTTCTCTTTGTTGAGGTACTCCACCAGCGACTTGGCGTGGCTCGACAGGCCTTCCATGACCTTTTCCATGCCCTCGGGGGACGCGGCCATGAGCCGGTCCGAGAGTTCCTGCATGTACGGGTGATCGATTGAGCGAAACACCAGGTCGGGGCCGCTCTTGGAGATGATCTCCGCCAGTGACGGGATCTTGAGCAGGTCGATGAGGTTTTCCGCGCCCTCTTCCCGCTTGCTCTCGTAGCCGGGGCCCGTGTCCATCACGATGTCGTAGATACCGATGCTCAGATCGTTTTTGACCCGCTTGACGCCCTCGTCGTCGGTGTGTTCCTTGTTCAGCTCGACCATCTTGGGCGTCGAGTCCTCGCCGATGATGCGCTGCATCCGCTGTTCGGAGAAGTACACCGGGATCCACTCGGCCATGCAGCGCCAGCATTGCGCGATGGCCAGGGTGAGGTTGTCGTAGTACTGGAAGTGCGACTGGTCCGACAGCCATTGACGACGCTTGAGGGCGCGGCCGGAGACGACCTCGCCCTGCTTGTCCTGGCCGGGCTCGTTGGGCATCCCCGCGACGGCCATGAGGTTGGAGCGCATGCCGGAGACGAACTCCGAAAAGCCCTGCTCGATCTGCGTCGGCGGCTGCCGGGTCGGCGGCGGCGGCATGACCGGGCCGGAGGAGGTCTCGATGACGATGGGCTTGTAGGTCAGCACCGAGTAGGAGCGCATGTTGGCGTCGTCCCACTCCGGGTGTCCGTCCAGCTGGCCTTCTGCCGCGACCCAAGGAGCCTTGGGCGTGAGGCCGAGCCGCTTGATCTTCGCGACTTCGCCGTAGTTGACCATGCGGGCGGGGTCTTGCATGGTGTCAACCATCCCCCGACGCATCACTTTGCCGTCGATGTCCACCGCATTGCCCTCAACGCGGAACACGGGGATAAAGGAGCCGGGCAGTTGCTGCCGCTCCACCACCTTCAGGCCGTTGAGGCGGAACCACTCGACCTGACGCTTGACCGAGTCACGGTCGCCGTCGAAGCGCAGGCCCTTTTGCGCCATCAGCGGCTCGAGGTCATCGAACGACAGCAGCTTGCCGTCCGGACCACGGGGCAACTCACTGCGGTACTTGGTGAATTCCTCGCCGTTCAGACCACGGATCTGATAAAGCTTCTCGTCCTTCTCGCGCACCCGGAAATACTCGGCCAGGCGGATGTCTTCCTTGTCTTCCCACTCGAGTCTCGCACCGTCGCGCGCAACGTCTTCCCAGTTGCTGTTTTCGGCGTTGGGATACCTGCGCCGGTACTCCATGCGCTTCATTTTCACGGAAATGATGCACCACATCTGGTCGCCACCGTGCGGCATGATCGTTGCCGGGTCCATGTTCACGGTAAACAAGTTGCGGATCGGGACGATGCGCAGATCCTTCTGGAATGACTTGGGGCTCAGGTACTCCGCGATCAGGCGGAAGTAACCCCATCCCGCGCCAATGGCCTGCTTGGCCGCGCAGTCGTAGGCGACCGAGGCTTCGGATCGAAGCTCGACGTGCCGACCGATGCCGTTGATGATCTCGGCAATCTCGATGTCAGCGCCCTCGCCCACCGGATGACACTTGCCACGGGGCCGTTGCTGCCTGATGTTGTTCTCGACGCGGGTGAGCAGCGCGTCGGTCAAGTTGATCGTCAACTCCGGCGTGTCCTCGCTGGCCGTGGTCGTCACGTCGTGGTCCCACTGGTCGCCTTCGCGGAACAGCAGCGAGCGCTTGGCCTTCTTGCGGTTGTCGGTCTCCGACTCGGCGCTGATACGCAGCCGGTCTTTGCACTCTTCCCAGATCGCGCCTTCGCTGATTGCCGCGAACTCGCGGTCTGAGTCAGTGCGACTCGATGCCTTGGTCTCTGTGGGGTGTCCGCCAACGGTAGGCATTTAGATCCTCATCCAGCTAGTCGGGCTGCGGTGCCTGCCCTGGTAAACGATGGGCGGCGGAGGTTTGTCCTCCTGCATCTTGGTCAACTCGGGGAACAGGTCGGCGAACGCCCAAATCATTGCGTCGGCACGATTGGGGCTGTTCTCGCCCATGTAGCCGTGGGTCGTGAAGGAGCAAAGCTCGTCTTCCAGCTCGCGGAAGATGCCGCCCATGCGGATCTTTCCGGTCTCGACGAGGCTGCTGATCGGCTCGGCGCGGACAACCTTGCCCCGACTTGCAGTGACCGGGCGGAACGGGGTGCGCGGCCTGGCGGTGTGGATGACGTTGCGAACCATCGCGCCGCCGTAGTTCACCTCGGCCACGATCCGGTCTGCGCTGTGGCGGTCGAATGCCATCGTCGCGACCTTGCCCCATGTGCTCGGGCCGGCCTTGCAGGTCAGGTCCTCCAACACGTAGCCATTGCCGTCGATGCCGAGACCGCAGACCATGATGCCGATCTCGTCGTTTTCTTCGTTGTCCACGTCATCCGCGCCGGACGGGTCAACAGCCACCACGATACGGAGCATGTCGGGCAGAGGCTCGTCGATGACACGCCAGCGCTCCATGTGCTCGTCTTGGAATAGAGCGTTCGGAGATGCGTCGCGGAACTCGCCCTCGAGGAAGCGCTTGCGGAGCCGTTCGGGCAGGGCTTTGAGCGTCTGGAGGTAGCTGTCGTCGATGTTGACCTGGTTGTCCACCGGGTTCAGGCGCGTGAATGCGTGGTCGTTCCGGTCCAGTGCCTGCCTGCTCTCCGGGTCCTCGAACAGCTTGAACATCCGGTAGGTCCAGTGACCTTTGTCCGGAGGGTTCATGTCGTAGTACATCTTTATGCGCAAGGGCAGGCCCGTGGCGCGGTCTGTGACCTTCTGCGCCAGGCGGGTAACGGCCATGTTCCGTGCGCCGTAGGTGATCTGGCTGCACTCGTTGAGGAAGATGGACGCGAACTCGGTTCCGAGGATCTTCTCCGTGCGCTGCTTGTCGTCCAGCCCGCCGAACCAGATCTCGCTGTTGCCGGGGAGCGTGGCGAACAAATCAGACTTGTTCAGGTCGTAGTCAATGCCGGGGAAACACTTGCTCATGACTGTCGGGAACGAGTCATGGACGATTGACTGCTTGACGTGACCGAGGCGGAACCTGAGCACCGCGTGGCGGGAGGTAGGAGCCTTGAGGGCACGCTGCACGATCTTGCGCAGGATCTGGAATGTCTTG